GCTTATCAGGAAATAACGCTGAAGGCCTTCTTTAATAGAAACTTTAATATGTGCATCTGGGGACGTGGATGCGGAAAAACTTTTATCGCAGCCGTCTATTGTTTTCTTCAGTGCATTTTTGAGCCTCGCACCAAGATCCTTATTGCTGGTCCGACTTTTCGTACAGCCCGTTTTATTTTTAACAATATAGAAAAGATAGTTGAGTCAAAAGAAGCTCAAATGTTAGCTCACGCTTTTGGAGCGAAATCTAAACGTAACGATCAACACGAATGGAAAATAAATGAAGGGACAATTACAGCAATCCCTCTAAGCGGAGAAAAGATTCGTGGCTTCCGTGCTAATATACTTGTTCTGGATGAGTTTTTGCTTTTGCCGGAGGACACGATAAGAACGGTACTTATGCCATTTCTAGTAGCTCCTCAAGACATTGCGGAAAGAATAAAAATAAGAGAATTCGAAGACAATTTAATCGCAGAAGGGAAAATGGAAGAGAAAGATAGAATGGTTTTTGAAAATAATTCAAAAATGATTGCGTTATCCTCTGCTAGTTACAGCTTCGAAAACCTCTACAAAACTTATAAAGAGTGGATGGGTAATATTTATTCTGACGACATTCTTCAGTCTAGTTATTTTGTTTCTCAAATGGGATACCGCTCTCTCCCAGAGGACATGATTGATGAAACTATTATTGAGGAAGCTAAATCCGGAGGAGAGTCTCATTCCTCTTTCCAAAGAGAATATTGCGCTCAATTTACAGATGGAAGCGATAGTTACTTTAGCGCTAAAAAAATGCACGAATGTACTATTCCAGATGGCGAAGCCCCACATACGAAAATAATAGGAAGTTCTGACAAGGAGTATATTTTAGCTATTGACCCCAGTTTCAGTAACAGTCCGAGTTCAGATTATTTTGCGATGTCAGTTATGGAATTAGATGAAGATTCTTATGCCTTGGTTCACGCTTATGCTGTCGCTGGAGGAGATTTAAAAGATCACATAAAATATCTTTTTTATATTTATAAACATTTTAATATAAAAATGATAATTATTGATAACGCCGGGTATCAATTTATAGATGGAGCAAATGAATCTGAGCTTTTTAGAGAGGCTGGTATTGAAATTAAGTTTTTTGATTTTAATACTGAAAAATTAGGTTTAGATTATGAGCTAGAATTAAAAAGAATCAAAAGAGAATATAATCTAAAAAATCATGTTATCTGCTTCAAACAAGTGTTCAGCTCTGATTTTATCAGAAATGGGAATGAATATCTTCAGTCCTGTATAGATCATAAAAGAATATTTTTCGCTTCGAGAACAGCGGCTTGCGGGAGCTTTTTCTCCAAATCTTCCTCGATAAGAGTGCCCTTAAAGTTAACTCAGTATAACGATATGGGAGAATTGATTGAATCTCAGGACGATCTCATATATCAAACGAAAAGACAATGTGCCCTAGTGGAGGTCAAAACCACCCCGAAAGGGACCCAAACTTTTGATCTTCCCCAGCATCTTAAAAGAAGTACTTCGGCAAACAGAGCCAGAAAGGATAATTATACTACATTGATGTTAGCTAATTGGGCGGTTAAAGCTTATAATGATATGAAAGACTTGAAGGTAGAGGAAGTTAATTCAACTTTTATCCCAAGAATGGTATAATGAGTGTAAATTTAAAGTAATTATGGCCGTAAGTAGAAAACCTAAGCAGGAAAATTCCCTTAAGGAGCCTTTAATGGCTGGTATTACCCTTGAGGACTCTTTCGCGTCAACAAGATCTAGGCGTAATAAATCGGGTTCTATAGAAAGGACAGACCGTTATAAAAACATCGATGACGGTATCATTCCATTTAAATATTCCCAAGGAATGGCGAACAATTCTAGTCTTGACGTAAGGGATACTATCATTCTCTGCCAGAAAGCTTATTATAATTTCTCCGTCTTCAGAAATACTATAGATTTAATGACTGAATTCTCCATGACTAATATGTACTTAACTGGAGGAAGCTTGAAGTCTAGAGAATTTTTCGAAGCTTTATTTTCTAAAATTAATATAAATAGTCTTCAAAGCAGATTTTTCAGGGAGTACTATAGATCAGGTAATGTTTTTATTCATCGGTTTGACGCTAACTTATCTAAGAAAGATATTGGCAGAATGACCCAGACATTTGGAATCCAAAACAATGCATCTTTTTCTCTTCCGGTAAAATATATAATTCTTAATCCTGCTGACATTCAAATATCTGGAAATATAACTTTCTCTTCCGGCCAGTTCCAAAAAGTACTAACCGACTATGAATTAGAAAGACTTCGGAACCCCAGAACAGAAGAGGATGTTCAAGTTCTTGAAAATCTAGATCCGGAAACCCGAAAAAAAATCAAAGGAGATAAAGGAAAACTTAATATTAATTCGGTTTCGATACCTCTTCCGGCCGAAAAAATAACAGCAGTATTTTACAAAAAACAAGATTACGAACCTTTTTCTGTTCCCATGGGATATCCAGTTCTAGAAGACATAAACTGGAAACAGGAAATGAAGAAAATGGACATGGCTTTAACTAGAACTACGAACCAAGCCATTCTGTTAGTTACGATGGGAACAGAGCCGGAGAAAGGCGGGGTAAACCAAAAAAATCTCCTTGCTATGCAGAAGCTTTTCGAAAACGAATCCGTAGGAAGAGTTTTAATTTCTGATTACACAACCCAAGCCAAATTCGTGGTACCTGATATAGCTGGAATTTTGGATCCGAAAAAATACGAAGTCGTAAATCACGACATACAGATGGGATTAAATAACATTCTTCTCAGCGACGAGAAATTTGCGAACTCCAGCGTTAAAGTTCAAGTCTTCATGGAAAGACTAAACGAAGGACGAAAGATATTCATAAATGATTTTCTTATTCCCGAAATGAAAAGAATTTCGAAAGTTATGGGCTTCAAGAATTACCCGACTCCTCATTTTGAAGATTTAGATTTAAAAGACACTTCGGTTTACGCTAGAGTTTACAGTAGACTGATTGAACTGGGCGTTCTTACCCCCAAGGAAGGAATCGATGCAATCGAATCCGGTAGAATGCCGACAGAAGAGGAGTCTGTATTGTCTCAGGAGAAATTCAAGCAACTTAAGGATAAGGGTTTTTACGAACCGATAATGGGTAAAAAGGAGCCCGCTCAACCCGGGGGGACACCAGCTAAGAAACCAGTACCTAAACAGGCCGGGAGACCAGAGGGTACGGGAAGACCAAAAGATACCGATACAAAAAAACCGATAGGACTCAAAGCTTCATCTGAAATAAAATTTAGTTTAACTAAAATTCAAGATAATCTTAATTTATCGGACAAGTTAAACTCAGAGGTGGAAGCAGCATTAAGGCAGCTGCACAGTAGGAAACGTTTAAATAAACATCAAAAAGAGATAGCTCAACAAATTTCCAACATAGTTATACAAAACGAAAACCCGGAAAACTGGTTAGCTAAAGCGGGGCGTTATGCTGCGGAGCCAATTGATAGAAATGAGGAGAGAGTCAAAGAGATTCAGTCCATAGCTTATGATCATCAAGTAGATGATTTTCTAGCCGGTATTTTATATTGTAGTAAATATGATGCTGAATAATGTCGAGGATAATATACAATGTAGAGGGACTCTTTATAGGACCATCTGGTCATAATTTTTTAAGTTATGTCGGTGGAAATCCTCACGATGATTACTCAAATCCATTACTAACCCACAACTTAATAAAGCAAATAGATAGGGTTCAGTCTCTAGCGTACGATATATCTATACCTCATACGCAGATTAACCAATTAAACACTAGGTCTGTTCTGGGGAGACCTATAATAAATCCTCCTCAGGTTAATTTCTCATTTAATTATTTTGTAGCTGACCTATCTAATGAATCTAAGATGGGGATGTACGTTAACTATCCTCAATTCGAAGAACCATTCTCCGGCGCTCCGTTCTTTTCTAACAACACAGGACATACAATTCTTTCCGGTTTCGTAGACGAAGAAGAACATAAAAATTATTATTACGAGGCAGGAACTTATGATCCGTTTTTCCCGGCGAGAACATATCGAGATAGGAAAAATTTTTACTTGGTAGTTAGGGGGGATGGAAGTGATCTTTATACTGGAGCCAAGCCGGAAATTTTAACAGAAAGGGATCCTCAGGAAACTGTAGATCCTAAAGCTCCGGAATATAATGTTATCTCTTTCGGTAGGTGCTATATGACATCTTACCAAACAGAAGCTGCGGTTGCTAACTTACCGAAAGTAGAAGTTTCTTACGTTGCAGAAAATGTTATGTTCGAAACAAGCGGAGATAATTTCCTAAGCCCGATGATAGATCCGAAGAGCGGAAATCAATACGAGGATATGCATTGTACGATACCGAGAAGAGTAGAAAGAAATCCGGTGTCCGTAGTTAGACCGGGGGATATTAACTTTACCGTAGATTCTTTTTCCGGACTGGGAATAGATTTTGATTCTTTACATTTGGAATCTTATTCAATCTCTTTCGACATACCTAGGGGACAAGAAAACAACCTAGGTTGCAAGTTCCCGCTAACTAGAAAAGTCAACTTTACCGCACCGGTCAGTTTGAATATAAACGGAATAGTTTCAGGGATGAATTCAGGGTCTTTAATTGATTTAATTAATTTAAATCAAGATTATAATTTTACCGTAACTTTAGACATGCCTCAAACATGCGATACCCCCCAAACGGAAGAACCGATTCAAGCCGGGACAGTTCCTTTCGAAACCAGAACTGAACCGTTGGTTAAATATTTCTTCAATAGGGCAAAATTGGATCAATTTTCTTATTCATCCGCAATAGGAGACAATAAACAATTTTCGGCGAGTTTTAGTACGGAAATAGATCCTGACGATTTATCCAAGGGGCTTTTTATGAGCGGGTTTTTATCAGATAGAGAATTGGAAGACTTTCATCTTCTGGAAACGACAGGAACAATGGACGGAAGCACAGGAGATTTCGAAAGATTTTATTTAGAGTTAGAACAATCAAGCGGGTTGGTAGTAACGAATTACATGCCCCTCTATTAAAAAGTGTATATATTTAAAGGAATAAGGAATGCCAAATAAAAAAATATCTCAACTTTCCGGCATATCTCCAGTACCAAC